ACGGTCCTAACGGATTTTCGGAAGACCCCCTTATAGAGAGGAGTAGTACCTCCTACCCAGTAGGTAAGGTCTTCTCTCATATGTATCTATACCTTTTTCTGTTAGGTCTGTTAGGTAAGGGAGAGAACCCAGTGGTGGCAAGGGGTTTGCGCCTAACAGAGCCCGTTAGGAATGCGTTAGGTCTGTTAGGTTTGTTGCAGGATGGATCACGGCGGAGTAGGGTTGCACTGGCCACAAGGCTGACCCATGGACACCATTGACATTCCCGCCAAGCAATCGCCGGTGATCAACCGGCTGCACGACACCCTGGTTCTGGCACGCGCCTATGCCGATGCCATCCGCGACAACGCGCAGGATGATGGCCACCCCATCCCACTGGAGCTGGTGGCATCATTCCAAGCCGACTGCGACGGCATCATTTGTTCCCTTTCTGAAGCTGCTGCCCAATGAAGATCACCTGCACCCAATCCGACCTCAGCCGTGCGCTACGTGCTGTGGCGCGTGCTGTCGGCAATGGCAAGACCCATCCGATCCTCTCTGGCGTACTGCTCCGCGCTGATGGCGGGAGCCTGCAGCTCACCGCCTATGACCTGAGCATCGGCATACAGACCAGCATCGACGCCATGGTTGACACTGCTGGCGCCACCGTCGTGCCGCATCGCCTGCTGGCGGACATCACAGGCCGGCTGGATGGCACCAGCGTGGTCTCCTTGACCCTTGACGGTGATCGCGTGGCACTGGCCACTGCAGGCGGCTCCTACAGCCTTTCAGCGGCCTCTGCGGATGATTTCCCCGGCCTGCCCGCAGTGGCGGCTGCTGATGGCGCTGCGATCGACCTGGCGGCGCCATTGGCTGCTGTGCTGGTGGCAGCCAGCACTGATGAGTCGAAGCAGGTGCTCACGGGCATTCACTTGGTATCCGACGGCAGCGAGCTGCGCATGGAAGCGACCGATGGCCACCGGCTCGCGTCGCGCACCATCCCGACCAATGCCCCTGTGATGGATGTGGTCATCCCATCCCGCGCCATGGCGCAGGTGCGGAACCCTGCATCCTTCGCCGTGGATGGCGGGCATGTGGCCATTCAGCTGGACAGCACCACGCGCATGATCACGCGCACCCTTGATGGCACCTACCCATCAGTGCAGCAGCTGATCCCTGCCACCTTCAAGACCCTGGCCACCTGCAACCGTGAGGCGCTGCTCGCAGCGCTGGAGCGGATCGCGTGTGTCTCGCCTAATGACATCGTGCGACTGACCGTCAAGAGCGGCGCCATTGAAGTCACCGCCGAGTCCGAAACCAGCAGCGGCGCTGAGTCCGTCGCATGTGATGGCAAGCTGCCGCAACTGGCCGTCAACGTCCACTATCTGGTGGATGGCCTTAAGGGCTTCACGGACACTGATATCACCATTCAAGCCAACACCTCAACCTCGCCAGTCGTTATCGGTCAGACTTATCTGGTCATGCCGGTTCAGGTGCGGGAGTGAACCTCAGCCTCAATGTTGATACGAGCCAGCTGGATCAGTTGGCTCGTTTTACTTCAGCCGTGCGCGGGAACTTGGATAAAGATTTGGCCAAAGCAATTACGCTGGCTGCATACGACGCACGCGATTATCTCAAGAACGTCACGCCGCGATACGTCGATCAGCCAACAAAATGGACACTGAACTCAATGTTTGTTCAGAAGGCCAAGCCAAATGATCTAACTGCACGCTTCGGCTTTAAGGACACTGCGGTCAAAGGCACTGCTGCCGCAAAGTATCTGCAGCCAATGGTCGGCGGTGGCAGGCGCAGCGAGAAGCGCAGTGAAGCTGCAATGCAAGCCAAGGGCGTTTTAAGGGCAGGCGAGTACATCGTTCCGGCCGAGGCCAGGCCCAATGGCGGCGTCTACCCCCTCAAGCTGGACAGGTACGGCAACGTACCAGGCCCCACCATGGTGCGCATCCTCAGCCGCATTGGCGGCCTACGCGAGCAAGGCGCAACGCAGAACGTCTCTGGCTCGCGGCGGTCACAACGCAAGCGGCGCGAGTCTGATTTCTTCGTCGGTACGCCTGGTGGCTTGCCGCGTGGTATCTACGCACGTGTGGGACCAAGACCGCGCAATGGCGGAATGGCCCGGGGCTTTCACACGATCTTCCACATCACTCGTCAGCCCCGGTACGAGCCACAATTCCCAGTGCGTGACATCTTGGCTAAGAAGTTCAGTGAAAAGTTTCCGTCGATCTTTGAACGGTTGGTGTTCGCGTCGCGGTGATTGGGTCCCTTTTTGTTCCTTGCATGTGGGTTAGTTCAAATCTCGCCATTCAACTAGCGTCAGACGTTAAACCGCCTAAACCGTTGCGCCGCAAGGGATCCCGGCGCAGCGAGGGCAGGCGGTTTAGCGAGGGTTTAGCATCGGTTTAGTGATTAAACTACCCGTGCTTGTCAGCTTTGCTGAGTTTGCGATCTTGAAGGGCTGCACGAAAGGCGCGGTTACCCACGCAAGCAAAAGCCGAATCGCTGCTGCCATCGTTGACAAGGACGGCCAGCGGTGGCTGGACCGTGATCTGGCGCTGGAGCTGTGGAACAAGAACACGAGAGCCACAGCCAATAGCAAGGTGTCACCACCGGCGGACCCAACACCGCGCGAGCTGAAGCGCCGGGTGGAGGCGCTGCCGGATGATGAGATCCCAGACCTCAATGAAAGCCGCGCAAGGCGTGAGCACTACCAGGCCGAGCTGGCCAAGCTGCAGGTGAGCCAGCAACGCCGCGAGCTGATCAGCGCCGATGAGGTGAAGAAGGAAGCGTTCGCGCTGGGGCGCAGCATCCGCGAAGCACTGGCCAACCTGGCGGACCGACTGAGCCACCAACTGGCGGGCGAGACGGATCCGGTGGTGATCCATGAACTGCTCAGCCAGGAGCACCGCGCGGCACTGTCGGAGCTGAGCGAATGAACGCATACCGCGGCGGTTTCCTTGATGGCCTGCGACCTGATGCGCAGCTGACGGTCAGCGAGTGGGCCGATCAGTATCGGATGCTGAGCAGCAAGGCCAGCGCAGAGCCGGGCCCATGGCGCACAGGGCGCACGCCATACCTGCGCGAACCGATGGACTGCCTGAGCACAGGGAGCACCGTGCAGCGTGTGGTGATGATGTTCGCAGCGCAGACCGGCAAGACCGAAGCCGGCAGCAACTGGCTCGGGTATGTCATCCATCATGCACCGGGCCCACTGCTGGCGGTACAGCCCACAGTTGAGATGGCCAAGCGCCTGAGCAAGCAGCGCCTTGAAAGCATGATCACCGATACGCCAGTGCTGGCGGAGCGGATCGCGCCAAGCCGCAGCAGGGACAGTGGTAACACGATGTTTAGCAAGGAGTTTCCAGGTGGAATGCTCCTGCTCACCGGCAGTAACTCAGCCACCGGGCTGCGATCGACGCCGTGCCGCTACATCTTCCTCGACGAGGTGGACGCCTTCCCTCTGGACGTTGACGGCGAGGGCGATCCGGTCAGCCTGGCCGAGAAACGAGCGACGACGTTCGCGCGGCGGAAGATCCTGCTGACCAGTACGCCGACCATCAAGGACTTCAGTCGTATCGAGGCGGAGTATGAACGCAGTGATCAGCGCCGTTACTTTGTGCCATGCCCAAGTTGCGGCGCGATGCAATGGTTGAAGTGGTCGCAGCTCAAGTGGGAGAAGGATGATCCGAGCAGCGCGGCATACGAATGCGAGGCGTGCAAAGAGCGATTCGGGGAACTGCACAAGCCTGCCCTGCTGCGTAATGGTGAATGGCGCGCTACTGCGCCTGGCGATGGCGGTAAGACTGCTGGCTTTCAGCTGAGTGGACTCTATTCACCGCTCGGCTGGCTGAGCTGGGGCGACATGGTTGACGAGTTCATGCGCAGCAAGGCGGATGCGCCGATGCTTAAGAGCTTCGTCAATACGCGACTGGCTGAGACGTTCGCAGAGGACTACGCCAGCAAGGTGAGCGCCACTGGATTGATGGAGCGCTGCGAGCATTACAAGCCCGGTACTGTGCCAGATGGTGCGTCAGCTGTCACGGTCGGCGTTGACGTGCAGGACAACCGCCTGGCGATCAGCGTCTGGGCGTGGGGCCGCGATGAGGAAGGCTGGCTGCTAGACCACCAGGAGATCCACGGCGACCCGAGCCGCGCAGATCTCTGGAAGCAGCTTGATCAGCTGGTACTACGCGAGTGGCCGCACGCGCTGGGCCACGGCATCCGACCGCATGTGGTGGCGATCGACAGCGGCGGCCATTTCACGGCGGAGGTTTATCAGTACGCACGCGAGCGCGGCAGGCAGGGCGTGATTGCGATCAAAGGCGCTAGCCAGCGCGGCAAGCCACCAATCGGCAAGGGCAGCAAGGTGGATCTCAACGCCAAGGGCCAGACCATGAAGCGCGGCGCGGTGGTGCACCCGGTCGGCAGCGACACGATCAAGACCACGCTGTTTGGTCGGATCAGGCATAGCGAGCCTGGGCCCGGCTACCTGCACTTCCACATGGATGCAACGGTGGACTACTTCGAGCAGCTGACCGCTGAGAAGCAAGTGATGCGATACAACCGCTCAGGGTTCCCGGTGCGCGAATGGGTCAAGAAGCCATCAGCGCGGAATGAGGCGCTGGACTGCCTTGTCTATGCCTATGCGGCGCTGTGCCATCTGTACACCCGCTACGACCGCAAGACGATATGGGATCAACTCGACAAGCCAGCAGAAGCACGCGCTAAGCCATCGCTAAGATCAGCTAAGGCTGGTTCGGCCTTCCTCAGCAACTGGTAACGGTGAACATCCCTGCGACAATTCGAGCCGGTGACACGGTGAAATGGCGGGATGATGCCAGCGTGGATGCGTTTGGCGCTGCTGTCACTAGCAGCACTTGGACGTTGACGTATTACCTGCGCACCAATACTGCAAGCGAAGGGGCAACGATCACCGGCAGTGCATACGGCCAAGGGTGGGAGCTGACCATCGCCGCGGCCACCAGCGTCGGGTTTGATGCAGGGCAATGGTACTGGCAGGCAATCGCCACTGCCGGTAGCGAGAAGTTGACGCTTGGCGCTGGCCAGCTTGAGGTGCTGGCGGCGTTGAACTATGCCGGCACGCCTGGTGCATTTGATGGCCGCAGCCAGGCGCAGCAGGATCTTGATGCGGTGCAGGCTGCGATCCGCGCGATGGTATCGGGCGGCGCGGTCGCTGAGTACACCATCGGCAGCAGACGGCTGAAGAAGTTGCCGCTAACAGAACTGCTGCAGCTGGAGGCCAAGCTGAAATCTGATGTGAAGCGTGAGCAGGCTGCCGATCTGGCGGCCAATGGCCTGGGCAATCCCCACAACCTATTCGTGAGATTCAGCTGATGGCCAAGAAGCGCAGGCAACAAGCGGCACCATCAGCACCACGGCGGCGGATGTACCAAGGCGCGCAGTTCAGCAGGCTGACTGCGGACTGGGTGACAGGTAACACCAGCGCCGACAGTGAGATTTATGGATCAGCGCAGAAGCTGCGCGATCGTGCGCGGCAGTTGTGCCGGGATAATGACTATGCGCGGCAGGCATTGCGCGCGATTGAAGGCAATGTGATCGGGCAGGGCATCCCGTTCCAGTCGCAGGTGCGGATGCAGCGCGGCGGCAGGCTTGACACTCAGGTCAATGATGCAATTGAGGCGGCATGGCGCCAGTGGACAACTGCGCGGCATTGCCACACCGGCGGCAAACTGAGCTTTGCCGACATTGAAAGGCTAGTGATCCGCGCCTGCGCCGAGAGCGGCGAGGTGTTCGTCCGCCTTGTGCGGCAGAGCTTTGGTGGCAGCACTGTGCCGCTGGCGATGGAGGTGATCGAGGCGGACCAGCTGGATGATGGCCTGAATGGCCGCAGCCAGCAGGGCAATGAGATCCGCATGGGCGTGGAGGTTGACGGATGGGGCAGGCCGATCGCGTATCACTTCCTGGCGTATCACCCGGGCGATTACCAGTTCAGCAACCAGCAAATCAGCACGCAGCGCCACAAGCGCATCCCGGCTGAGGAGATCATTCACCTTTACCGCGCCGAGCGACCCGGCCAGACGAGGGGTGTTACATGGTTCGCCAGTGCAATCCAGCGACTGCATCACCTGGCGGGTTACGAGCAGGCCGAGGTGGTGCGAGCACGGGCCAGCAGCGCACTGATGGGCTTCATCACCAGCCCCGAGGGCGAGCTGATCGGTGATGACGTGATGGATGGTGATCGCGTCTCGAACTTCGAGCCTGGCGTCTTCAAATACCTCAACCCTGGCGAGTCGGTCACAGTGCCGAGCCTGGACAGCCCCGATGGTCAGTTCGAGCCATTCCTGCGCGCGATGCTGCGCGCCATGGCTGCCGGCATCGGATGCAGCTACGAGACGATCTCGCGCGACTTCAGTCAGACCAATTACAGCAGCAGCAGGCTGAGCCTGATTGAAGACCGCGACCACTGGCGAATTCTGCAATCGTGGATGATCGAGAACTTCCATCGCCGCGTGTTCCATGAGTGGATTGAGCTGGCGGTGCTGAGCAATGCGCTATCACTGCCCGGCTACGAGCTGGCACCCGATCGCTTTAAGGCTGCGCGCTGGATGCCGCGCGGCTGGGCATGGGTTGATCCTGCCAAGGAAGTGGCCGCATACAAAGAAGCTGTGCGGTGCGGCTTCAAGACGCTGGGCGAGGTGGTTGCAGAGCAGGGCGGGGATCTTGAGGAAATCTTCGTGCAGCTTGAATCCGAGCGCTTGCTGGCGGAGAAGCATGGCCTTGTGCTTGACATTGATCCTGGCAAGGTGAGCAATGCTGGCCTTACGCAAGCGCGTCCACCGGGCTCAATCATTCCGCAAGACCCATACGCACCAGAAGCAAACGCAGCGCCGGAGCAGGGCATCTAATGGCCAACGTCAACGGCACCGAGATCAACCTGATGCCAACCACTGGAATGCGCGAGGAGGCTGAGCGCTACCGCGCGTGGAAAGCTGATGGTGAGCAGGGCGGCACTGATGTGGCAGCCACCAGGGCATCGCAGATCCTTAGCGGTGATGAGCTGTCACCCGACACCGTGATCACCATGGCTGCCTGGTTTGCGCGGCATGAAGTGGACAAGCAAGGGCAGGGCTTCAGCCAAGGTGAAGATGGCTATCCGTCGCCCGGCCGCGTGGCATGGGCGGCATGGGGCGGCGATGCTGGCCAAAGCTGGGCTACATCCAAAGCCGATAGGATTAAGGCACTGCAAGATCGCACGATGGAACGACCGTATCCCAATGAGCACGCGGCGCGATTGACCGATCCTGATCAATACGATGAGATCCGGCGCGTGAATGATGAAGGCGGTCCCGGTGTTGACTTCATCTATGGGATCAAGGATGGCAATACCGAGCTGCAGGCCATTCGCTTTGATGCAGCACGATTCAGCGCCGACGAGGCCCGGCAGTGGCTAAGCGACAATGACATGCAGGAGATCTTGTTTGAAGTGGCAACCGGTGAGCGTATGCAGCGCTCGGAACCGGTGTCATTCACGCGTTCAGCGCAGATCGCAGAAGATGACCGCACGCTTGAGTTCCCATTTTCAAGTGAGTATCCCGTTGCGCGTTACTTCGGCAATGAGATCCTGGCCCACACCCGCGAGGCCGTAGACCTTGCGCGGCTGAACGATGGCGCGCCGCTGCTGTTCAACCATGACCCCGACAAGCTGATCGGCGTGGTTGAGCGCGCATGGGTGGATGAAGACCAGAAGCGCGGCTACGCACGCGTGCGCATGAGCCGCAATCCATTTGCGCAGGAGGTGATGAATGACGTTCGTGATGGCGTGCTGCGCAATGTGAGCTTCGGCTATGCGATCAACGATATGGAGCAGCGCGGCGAAGACTTCATCGTGACGCGATGGAGCGCGCACGAGCTATCGCTAGTGTCAATTCCTGCCGACCCTACAATCGGAGTAGGGCGTTCAATGGATGCTCCGGTCGCGGCCACAGCCGCATCACTTGTCCCAACTTCTACCGACATGGAAGACACCACCACCGATCTGATGGCGGTGCGGGCTGAAGCGGCTTCAGAGGCTGCCAAGGCTGAGCGCACCCGCATCTCTGGCATCACTGCTATCACCGAAAAGCACGGCATGGCCGACCTTGGCCGCCAGCTGATCGAATCCGGCCGCAGCCTTGATGAGGCTCGCGCTGCTGTGCTTGATCAACTTGGCAGCAAGGCGCAGCCTGTCAGCGAGTCCGCTGGCGACATTGGCCTCAGCGCCAAGGAAACCCGTGAGTTCAGCTTCCAGCGCGCGATCAACGCACTGGCCAACCCTGGCGACCGCAAGCTGCAGGAGGCCGCGGCCTTTGAACGCGAGTGCTCCGAGGCTGCCGCTGCACGCGCCGGCAAGGTTGCTCAGGGCATCATGGTGCCGAGCGAGGTGCTGCGCCGTGATCTGACTGTTGGCACCGCATCCGGCGCTGGCGATCTGGTCGGTACTGACTTCCGCCCCGGCAGCTTCATTGAACTGCTGCGCAACCGCTCGGCACTGGCCGGCCTTGGCGTCACCAGCCTGACCGGACTGACCGGCAACGTGGCCATCCCGCGCCAGACCGCTGCGGCGACCGCCTACTGGGTGGCTGAATCGGGCTCGCCCACCGAGAGCCAGCAGACCGTCGATCAGGTGAACCTTTCGCCAAAAACCGTAGGCGCTTTCACCGACTACAGCCGCCGCCTGATGCTGCAGGCCAGCATCGACGTGGAGCAGATGATTCGCCAGGATCTCGCCACTGTGCTGGCACTTGAGATCGACCGCGTGGGCCTCTACGGCCTGGGCAACAGCAGCCAGCCGCTTGGCATCAAGCTGACCACCGGCATCAACACTGAGGACTTCGCTGCCAACACCCCGACCTATGCCGAGGTGGTGAGCATGGAATCCAAGATCGCCGCAGACAACGCCGACATCGGCGCCATGGCATATCTGATGAACGCCACCATGCGCGGCGCTCTGAAGACCAAGGACAAGGGCACCGACACCGGCGCCTATGTGTTCGAGCCTGGCGGCACTGTCAACGGCTACAACGCCGTCGTCAGCAATCAGGTTGAGACCAACGACATCTTCTTTGCGGTGTGGAGCCAGCTGATCATGGCGATGTGGAGCGGCCTGGATCTCACCGTGGATCCCTACACCCACAGCACCAGCGGCACCGTGCGCGTGGTGGCCCTGCAGGATGTGGACTTTGCGGTCCGTCATCCCGAGGGCTTCTGCCGCGGCAACAACACCCTCTGATGTTGATTCAAATCCTTAAGGACACGTCCATCAGGGGCGTGGCTGTCAAGGCAGGGCAGGTGGTTGATACCGAGCAATCGGACGCCACCGCTCTGATCAACATGGGCAAAGCGCAGCCGGCTCCGATCGTGGAGCCGGCCCCGGCAGTTTGCCCGCAGCCTTTCCGCAAACCACTCCGCAAGAGGACCAATGGCAATCTTCCAGCAGACACTTGAGAAGCTGCAGCATTTCACGCTGCTGGCTACTACCACCATCACCGCTACCGGCAACCAGACCGGCGTCGATCTCCTTGAGTACGACGGCGACATTCAGATCATCCTGGCCGGCACCGCTGCTGGCGCCAGCGCTGATCTGACGTTCCGCATTGAGGAATCTTCCGACAACAGCACCTTCACTGCTGTGACCGGCGGCACCTTCACTGCGATCGGCAACGCTGCCTACAAGGAAGTGAAGACGCTCAACCACGACGACCTGAAGCGTTACATCCGCCTTAGCTGCACGGCTGAGACGGGCACCGCTTCCAGCGCTGTTACCTGCTTCGGCTTCGGCCTGAAGAAGTACGGCTGATGGCGCTAACAGAGGACTTATCTCTGTTCCTGGCCGATTTCGGCGTCACTGTTACCAGTGGCGCCGTTACCGGCCTTGGCATCCTTGACATGCCTGGTCAGGTGGTTGCTGGTGAAATGATCATCACCACTGACTACAGGCTGACAGCAAAAACTTCTGAATTTGGCGGATTGATTTATGGCGCAGCCGTGACCGTAGATGGTATCAACTATCAGGTGCGTGATGCCATGAAGATTGACGATGGCGAATTCACCGAATTGATGTTGATGCGAGTTGCGCCGGAAAGCTCGGCAGCCGGTCAGGATCCACGACAGTTCGGACTTGGCGACCTTGCCGATGTTGACGTGGCTGGCGCACAGGCTGGCGATGTGCTGGTGAATGATGGCACAAACTGGGTGGATGGGCAGGACGATAATGGAACAGCGGTAGCGGTGGCACTGAGCTGATGGCCAAGACTCTCCTGTCCACTTACACCTTCACACCAGGCGCCGCCAATGCCGGCACCGTGGTGGTGCCTGGCAGTTACACGCTGGAGCAGTTCCTGCTGATCACGAACGTGACCAGCGGCACGATCCTGTATCAGTTCAACGTGCCATCGAAGGGTGCGGTGC